TGGTGGTTGCCATATCTCATCATCCTCTCTGCGTAGGTGCAGCAGTATTCCATTTTCAATAGCACGTTCTTCACTACCTAGTTCTTCAACACAGGTGTCGTACATTTCTAACTCAGTCTTACCTTCCAATAGCTTTGCAGCTTTCTTAGGGCCAATGCCGTGAACACCTTTGATGTTGTCAGCAGTATCGCCTACTAGGAATTGCATATAGAAATTATACACAGCCTCCTCCTTGGTAATATAAAAGAGTTTCTTCTTAACGAAGTTGTAATGCCCACACACAAGTTGATAGAAGTCCTTGTCTAGTGAAACGATTATTGCTTCGGGGTTCTGTGTTGCTCTGATAGCAATCCTATCATCTGTCTCTTCACCTTGAGTGACGACTGCACCATGCTCCTCTACTAGGTAGTCCCGTAGAGCAGCAATGTGCGAAGGTTTATTGTTTGACTTTCTGTTACCCTTATACTCAGCAGTAACAGCATAGTCATGACGAAAGTTATCTGGCCCAGTTAGGTACAGTTCAACGTCATGTTCCTCATCGTCAGAGTCCATCACTAAATCTTCAATGATGGTTGTGAGGTAGTTGCTCATAGTCTTACAAGCAACCTCCTCACTCTCCTCCTCACAGGCGAAGCCGATACGATAACAGAATATATCAGCGTCTATGAGAAGTAACATTTATAACTCTGGTACTTCATCAAAACCTGCATCGTCCTTGGTGAAGACAACGAGATCATCGACACGCGCCTTGGATAAACCAACACCAACACCTGTCTTACCCTTGAAGTTATAGTCGTAAGGCTTAATGATAAACGTACACTTGCTACCATTACCTACTGGCTTGTCCATCTGGAAGCCATCAGAATCCTCAACGCGAGGTGCAAACTTGGTTGACTTAGCAGTTACAAAGTAACCACGATCATCACCCTTGTTCTTAACACTGATGCCCATACCCTCCAAGCGATCTACTTGTTCCTCAGATAGCTGACTCACATCAACTTGATACTTGTCTGACATTTCATTCTTCTCTAGGAATGAGAACCAGAAAGCGGTGGCTTGGATCTTTACTACTTCATTTAGATTTTGCATGGATTTTAATTCCTTAATAATATAATTGGCAAAGGTGGACGGACTCGAACCGTCAATTCTGGATTTGGAATCCAACGTGTTGCCATTAACACTACACCCTTGTTATAAGTACACTAGACCTGATTGCAAAGTTTCCCTAGGAAACTCTAGTGTGTTTCTGCCCAACTGTGACCAACCTTATAGGCACCATCTAATGGACAATTCATATCGAACCACTCACCAGCTTCTTTGATAGCGAGTCTCCCTAACTCACCTACCGCATCGGCATAGTCTTCAGTGGTTTCTATTTGCCACTCATCATGTACATTAGCAACTATCTTAAACCATATCCTGCGCTTAGTTAGTTTCTCATGTAGTATGACCAGTGCTTTCTTCATCACTACAGCACCTGCTGATTGCAATAAAAAATTCAATGCTGAATGCTCTGACTCAACTCTAAGTCTTCTGCCGTCCAGCCCTAGTAGTGTACCATTTGTACGCATAGCGGTCAACACTTTCTGCTTCAGCCTAGCGTAGGCAGGTAGGTTCTTCATGAACTTATCAACAAGTTGCTTACCCTTATGGGATGAGCCTCCAGCGATCTGTCCTATCTTGGCACTACCTCCACCATAAATCAGAGCGTACACAAAAGTCTTTGCCTGATCTCTCGTTTCTAAGCCAGCCATCTTCTGATTGTATGTATGAATATCGCCATCCAATAGCTGCTTGGTATAGGCTTTATCATTCATGTAGTGGGCAAGCATTCGTAGTTCTAAACCAGAAGCGTCTATGCCTACCAGTACATTACCCTCATCAACAATCCAACAGGCTCTACAGTCTGTACTATAGGTAGAGGCTGCTCCGAAGATTAGCTCTCCTGTTGTCTTGTCTTTCTTAGCGGAAGGTACTTGTGCCATGTTAGGTTTTGAATGTGTCATTCTACCAGAGACTGCACCATTCGTTATCACACTACCATGTACACGCCCATTCTCACCCATAGCATTCACCCAGCTATCGATCTGACTAACTCTCTTCTGCAAGGTTAGGTATTCTAGTATCAACTTAGCTTCTGGTAAATCTATTCCTGCTAGGGTCTTCTCATTAACAATGATAGAACCTTTCTCTGTCTTCTCTTTGAATTCTACTCCTTGTCCTTGGAGTCTTTCTGAGATTTGCTTTCTACTTCCGAGGTTGAAGACTGTGACTTTATCCTTGAGTCTCTTACCTGTTTTCTCCGAGACTCGTTCCTCCACCAAGGGCGGGTAGATGAGTTGGACGGTTTTTTCGATTTCATTCATTCTTCCCATCAGTTCAGTTAGTAAACTAGCAGCGCGATCAATGTCTAACTTAAACCCATTGTCTGTCTGCTCTGCTACTATGACTGCAACCTCATGCTCAAGTTGTATGCTCTCTTCAGAGAAACCATCCTTACTTAGGGCGGTAGTTAGGTACTCTTCTAACTTAACTGTGAGCGATACGTCACGCTTACAATAAGTAATCATCTCCTCTGATATACCACCATCGTAGTCAGTGAAGTCTATCTTAGAATAACCAAGACGTTCTCCCCATGCTCCTAGTGAGTGACCACCTGATAGTCTAGGATTCCATAGCCTTGACATTAGCAGTGTGTCCCTTAACTTATTATCAGGGATTACTAGATCCCATAGTTCTTTAAGTTTAGGTGCATCAAAGTTGACAATGTTATGCCCAACGAAGGTCTGATCCCTTGAACACTTGTCCATTACCTGCCTTGGATTCCTCATTACGCTTATTCTTTTCTCTCCTGTTATGTGCAAGCCACAGCACCATATGTGATCCTGTGCCATAGTCGTTTCTATATCTAATGTTATCATTTTCTTCTATTCTCCCTAGTACATAGTTGCCTATCTTACTCATGCATATTCTCCCTGCTTAACTTTCTTATAGAAATACTCAGGGCCGCGTGAACTATGCCACTTGTCTACTGCATTAGTTCTCCACTTACCTGTCGCTACTATGTACGTGAACTCATTATCAATAACTAAGTTACGTCCGTACCCTTGGTCTAGTACCTCAGCACCCAACTCATCAAACTCTATCAGCACACCCACTCGCTTGAGGGATACCTTGATAGCTTGCCTAGCTGATGGGTCACTGCTGTTACCTAACAGGTGCATCAGATCATCACGCTTCTCTACCAGTTCATCGTATGTCATAACTCATCCTCCTCTAATACTTCTAACATTCTACCAGTAATGTGATCATACAGTAAAGGGGATGCCTTACCTGTGATGCCGCAGAAACGATTCTTGAGTACCCGTATATGGGTGGTGTTACGCTCCTCTGGATCCTCAGCCTGACCATTACGTTCAAGACCTAGAACCATATCACTAAGCTGTGCTATAGAGCCAGAGCCACGAAGCTGTGACAGGCTGGTGACAGCACCTTCCTCATGACCCTTACTGTCGGGACGCTTGAGGTGTGAAACGATGAACAAGGCTATCCCTGTCTCCTGTACGAGCATCCTCAGCCTAGTCATGATCTCATCTAGTGCCTTGCGTTCATCACCATTAGCCTGTGCTGATACCACAATGGATACATGGTCAAGCACAATGTACTTACACCCTAACCCCTTAGCCATGTACCTGACTCGACTAACAATATTATCTACACCAGTAGAACCGAAGTGATCAAACAGGAACACACGATCAGTGCCTAGTGTGGCATCGAATGCATCCTTACGTTCCTCATCTGTAGCTACAGTATCAGGTAGGTGCAGAGGTTTGTTAGCTGCTAGACTCATAAGAGACAGTGCTGCTTTCTTTATACTCTCCTCAAGGAATAGTATACCTATGTTATCTTCAGTCTTACTAATGATCTGCCAGATAATCTCTCGCATGAACTGACTTTTACCTAGCCCAGATCCAGCCGTAACTGTAACCAACTCCCCGAATCGGATTCCATAAGTGAGCTTATTGATCCCTTCATATGGGTAGAGACAGTCGGCAGGTGCAATGGGCTTATTAACTTCATCCCACAAGCTACTTCCTGCAACAATTCCATCGGGTACAAATCTTTCTGAAGACCACCAGCGATCAACAAACTCTTTGTTGCGTCCGAACTTAACATAATCATTTGCATCCTTCTCATCCTTAGTGTGTTTGAATACCTTAGCCTTGCCACCGAACAACTCAGCTACTTGGTTAGCAGCTTTGATACCTGACTCATCTGCGTCAAAGCACACTACAATATTCTCGTAGCTGTCAAGGTACTCATAGCTGGCACGACAGTCCTTCAGTGCTGCACTGCTACCATTCTTTATAGATACTACAGGGTACTTACTACCAAGCATCTGATAGGCAGACATAGCATCGTACTCACCCTCAGTTATGGTGATGTACTTACCCCCTTTGGTGAATAGGTTCTGTCCGAATAGAACAGTGTCCTTCCAGTTACCTTGAGTGCGAAAGTCTTTCTCAGGTGAGCGTGTCTTAGCACCAACTAAGTACCCATCCTTATCATGATACCCAAAGTGCATGACCTCGCCTTGAAGCTGTGCCTTATACGCCTTACAGGTGTCGCTTGATATGCCTCGGTTGACAACACTCTTGTATTGTCCAGACATTAAACTTTCTTTCAACTTATCAAAGTTACCATTCGGTTTCTTATCGGTACTACTTACTGTCTCCATACTATCTCCTACCTTCTTTCTTGTTTCACATACAAAGCAGTGTGACCAGCCTTTATCATCTACGGACATGCCATCACTGCTGCTACAATCATCACACGCTAAATGCGTCCTTAGAAATGCCATTGGTAAAGTCCTCATATTCTCTAGGGTTCATGATATGAGATAGCACTGTGTCTAAAGCGATCAGTGTGTCCCACTTCTGCGAGTCATAGCTTTCCTCATACACTTCAATGAAGTAGTTCATTAGAACTTCTACTACTATCTCGTTAGTCTGTTCGGGAGTTAACCCAATTTTAATTGTCATTACCTACCTCCAATAGTTTAGCTTTAAGTTTAACAACCTGCTCAATATTGTAAGTTGCGAACCTACCTCTTAGTCTTATGACTGTCTCATAGTTATCAATCTCTTTCTGTATGTATATACGTTGCTTAGACTCTGATAACTTTTGCTTAAGAGATTTATTCTTAAGCGTCTTGATCTGCATCTCTGTCACTACACCTCCTCCATAATTTCACTGATTAGTTTCTGCTGTAGCTGGTTAATCTCTATGAATAACATCTTGTCATGTACGTGCCAAGCACAGGTGTTAGCTGATCTACGGATCAACTTAGCTATGTTATTGTACGATACATTCATAGCCCGTAAGCAAACGATTCTATGTAAGTCAGCGTCAGAGATAGGATTATAGTTTGTCCTAGGCTTCTTGGCAAGCACTGATGGAGCTACTAGCCCTGCGTAGTTATCCTTTATCTTAGGTTTAAATATGATACTCATACCCTTCCACCTCCACTTGGTCTGCTTGATACTCTGCTCTTGCTTCCGCTACCATATCCTGTACAGCAGGGTCATCACTAGCCTCTAGTATCTCAAAGATGTAGCTGTCTTGTTCTATCATCTTGAGGTACATCTCTGGTACGATAACAGTACGAGTATTCATAGGATCAACTAAGTTCTTAACATACCTACAGTCCATGTCCTCAACCACTGTACTAGGTGACAAGCCCTGCTTAACTCTGTCTTTTAAAGTCGCCATGTTATTCATCTCCAATAGTTAACAAATCAATTCTTGATATAGTAATGATCTCATTACCACTTAACTCCATGCACTCATTGCATAAATCTAGGTACTCTTTACATTCATATTTTCTTGTTGCCTCATAGTCAGACAACTCTTGATCACAGCCAATACATCTCATAACACATACCCCCTAGTCCCTACTATCTTAACACAAGAGGTACAAAGATGTCCGTTTATGTGCTATAATCTCTCTTAAGAGTTTAACAAGTAATAATAATCATATACCTACTCTTACTAAGTAACATACTAGAAGGTACAGAATAAGAATTAATACTATGTATCTTATAATCATTTCTCTGTCACTACTTTAGTGCAGAACTCTGTAGTATTCTCTTGATCTGCAAGACACCAACTATTACCTGTGTCACTAAACTCACAATCAATACCGCTCTTAATAAAGTGAGATATGTCGATGATCTTCTTGGCTGGATTGATGCGCCAACAGCCCTTATATGACCCAACTGTCGGGCCAGAGGTCGTCACCGAATGCCATCCATCTTCGTCCCAGTTAACTTCAATAACTCCACCATCATCCACCTTCTGATAGAACTCCACTAACTCTGCTGCTGTAAATGTATTCATGCTACCTCCATCAATTGTATTTGATTTTCTTTATAAACTTTCTTAGCCATACGTCCATGAGCAGGGTAGATGATCAACTCCACATCCTTATCCCAACACGCTCGACACGTATCACACTTACCTTGTCTCTCGTATGCTAGACAGACCTCAATGTTTCCTAGGAAACTTACTGGTGTCTCTACATAGGGGACAATAGTGGAAGTAGTAGCCCCATCAACCAACCCCCCTGTAATACTATCACTGCTAAAACGAACCACCACGTTAGGGAGTAAAGCCATTGCATCTAACACCACCTTATATTTATCAAACTTATACTGTCTAGTTGGGAACCAATGCTGACACCAAGGTGTAGCTTTCATAATGAAATACATCTTCCACGCAAGCTTGGTTGTATAGCAGTCACCACTATCAAACCATCGAAAGTATCTTGAGTTATCTAGCTTGACTATGAACTCATCAACAAACTCTGGACGCTTCCAATCCTCCTTGTTGTGTTGGCGTAGTGCCTTAACACTAGGCATCTGATAGAAGCCACCTCTCGCGTAACATATCTCACAAGCATCAACTACAGCACCAGTGACAATATCAACAGCACCTGCACACGTAGTCATAGCTTCTAGTGACCATGAAAAGCATGGCATCTTAGATGCTGCACTAAACTTTATACTACTCATAATAATTCCTCTTGGTTTATGTTACTTATAATATACATTGTTACATATAATATACATTGTAATATACATTGTAATATATAATAAACTACAATATGGTTCTTATAAACTACAATATAGTTCACTGTGTTAGGAGATAACTAAACTACGGGGAATGTAGCAAGCTATCGCCTAATGCAATTTCCCTAGGAAACTTTAGCTATGATACCATCTTGCATCGTCACCTTGGCAAAGAACTCCCTACCTAGCCCCGTGATGTGCGGTCGGTTAGCACCTACAAGATCACCATTCTCAATGAACTCATTACCGAACAAGCTAGTCTCTATGTACTTCAGAGGATATCCGATAGACTCTTTTAATACGCGCTTACTCTTATACTTTAGAACTAACATGGTACTGCCTCCTTACCTAACTTAATTGTATCTGCTAAGAACACCTCACTACGGGCATGCTCCTTCTTGCGATATCGTTTCACCTCACACTCAACAATATACTTATCTGTTGGGTCACTGAAGTTATCCATGTACTGCATAGCACCAGCATAACTAGGCAACACATGCCAGCCAGACTCATAGTAAGTGCCACCAGATCCATCACGAACCCAATCATTACTAGCACCTACCCACTGATCACAGGGGATATTACGATCACCATCAACACCATGAAACAAAGTCTTCCATGAATTGTCATGATCACTAATCTTCATTATCTTGAATGCTTTCATTCTCCTTCAACCTCCGTATAAAAATACCAATCACCAGTAGAGCATTTAACAAAACCTTTCTCAATCGCTCTCGCAATCAACTCATCCTCATCTAACTCAAAGTTAAAGTCAGGTGCATGACGACTGAAGAACTCCTGTTTAGTAAAAAATCGTATTGCACTCATTCGTAATCCTCCACTACTAGATCATCAATCATGGTACTGCATAAATTCCATGTACATATAACACCAGCCATGAAGTGAGCCTCATCTTCCTCATCCATACGACTTGCCATAGCAAGTAACTCATCCATATTCTTAGGAGTCTCAACCCCATCCATCTCCATGAAGGGCATCACTCGCGCTTCATACTCATCATCAATACCTTTGAACTTCATTACAAATACCTCCTTTGGAAACGGCTAAGAATCATCCAGTCATTATGTTCTTCACTGCCGTATTGGATCATTGACATCATACCCCAAACAATCATCCACTTGTGAATCTTCTTCAGATCATTATCAGTTTCATTACATATCCTGACGATGTTACGTCTTGGAATTTGTGATAACTTTTTCATATTAATACCCTCCCTTTGCATCATACCAGTACGCTTCAAGTTCAGCTAGATGTAACACATCAGTAATTAATATCCATGAACCTACAACATCCATAGAATACCAATCATAAATACCAAACGCATTCCAAGGAATACGCATAAACTGTCCAGCACAATTATCGAAACATAATACTTCAACTGTCATTTTACTTTTACTTTTAATACTCATAATAATATCCTCTGCATATTTGCTGCATCAACCAACAAAAATTTGAAACAAGAAAAAAAAATTCTTTGAAAAAGATTTCCCTAGGAAACTATCTCTAGTCCCTAGGGAGTCTGCTTACTTCTCTTTTAGAGCTTCGGCTATTGCTTCGGCAACCTCTTCGCCACATGCCTTGCTATCAAGGACGATCTTTTCCAGATCTGCTATTGTGATCTCAGGCTCGTTAGCATCTAGCCATTTTTGAATCTGTTCTAGCTTGGTTGGTGGGGTTTCGTTGTAGACCTCTTTTCTCCATTCCGCATATGTATCGTAATTGTTCGGGCTTAACACCTCACCCTTTGGTGCTTTGTCTGTCACCACTTTGCGTGATTTCTTAAAGCATGATATAGCTTGACGAATAGCTTGGATTGATTTTTTCTCTTGTTCGTCCGCGTTCTTACCAGATCCGTTTTTGTATACTTCTTTGATTTGCTTTTTTAGTTTGTCTGCCATTTCGACACTATCCAGATTGATACCTGAATCCTGAAGCTTAACAACAAACAATCGGCGGCTGTCGTTAGTCGCATCAATCTTAATACCTTGCTCATTTAGAGCGGTACCAATTTTTTCCATTTCAATTTTAAAGTTTAAAGATTTCATAATTATTATACCTTGTGAGGTCAATTGATTTTTCTATCCTTCGGAATAATTTCCTTGGGAAACTTTTTATACTCTTTACTTGCAGGCACTCTTCCCTTTTGAGACTAAGCCGAAAAACAGACGGATTTATCCCTTGGAACTGACCTGCGTTCAAATTTTTAAAGAGCGTGTTGCCTCAGCAACATAGTTAGTATACCAGACCATATCGCTGCTATTGTCTCAGGTGCGACCACTACCAACCTAAACGCGACACTACCTAAATATAAATATGATAGAACTGATACCACTATTATGTAGTCGGTAAATATGATACCTGTTCCAGCCTGCTGAGATTGTCAGATGATAAATATGATAGGGGAGCCTCTGAAATATGATACTATGGGTACCAACTTAGTCTTTCTCTTTGCTGACTTTGCAGTCTATGTTGTCTTGGTTGCATCTTTGCAGGTTTGTTCAGATCAATACAGTAATAATGATACCCTCAAATGATACCACGGGGGGGTAGAGATGGGCTGCATCATATAAGCGGTGCCTGCTTAGATACTAAAAAGAGTGAATCTGACTAATTAATACTATTACTAAGGCTATGATTAATAAGCATTAAGTAATGTGTTCTGGGTAGTGAATAAAGGAGGCTGCGGAGGGCATGTGAAAGCATGTGAGTCCCGCCAATGAAGTCCAAGGTAGATAACTAAAATAACTCTTGACTTATGATTGAAAGTATGCTATAGTCCTCTGACTATATAGGACAGAACAGAAACAAAGTATTGTAATCTATAATCCTTATACTTATAATCGACAAGATCAATGACTCTGTTCAAAGGCTATATAGAACTAAATAGTAACTTATACGATATACGGGTATAGGGAAACGTTAAGGATAATGAATGATTGTTGATCCAAAGGTTGTTGTTAAAGCGAAGCGTGGTCGTCCCCGTAAAGCAGACATTGCAGCCAAGAAGAAAGGAAACAGGAATGCTCTCGGTAGACCCAAAGGGGATGCTGCCAGAATCAATGAGCTTAAGGCTAGGTTGTTAGCCACAAGTGGTGATAAGGTTATCGCTAAGGTTATTGAAATAGCTTTAGAAGATGGTCATCCTGTTCAGTCAGCAGCACTAAAGATGTGTATGGATAGAGTACTACCTATCTCTTATTTTGATAAGAAGAATGAACAAGGAGGTCGCAATGCGGTTTCTATTACAATCACTGGTGTTGGCGGTGCTGCTGTTACTAGTGGTGAAACCATCGATGGGGAATATGAAGATGTCTAAAATGCCTAAGTATGTTGAACCAGAAGATAGAGATGCACGAGCATTTTATCCAGCGGATGCGTTAGAGAGGACTGCATACACAAATATGCATAAGGCACAGCAAGAAGCTTTTCACGGAAGTGAAGCTGTTATGAAAGTACAGGAATTAATTGGGCGTGATTTAACTCCACAAGAAATAAATATAGTGTATGCAGAAGGGTACTCTCCTAATTATTATTTAGATACCTCAGACATAGTTACTAAGGGAGTTGGTCAAACATCAGACTACATGACACAAGATTATGATGATGTAATGGCAGCTAAGGATAAAGAACTTAGAGATTATATCCATGATTATGATAACTTAAACCCTAGACTACAAGATGCTTTATTTAGTAATAATTACAGAGGGATACTTGGTGACTCTGATAAAACTAGGAGATTGATAAACAAAGGGGAGTACAACGCCGCAGCCGTAGAGTTTTTAGATAGTGATGAGTATCGTGCTCAAAAGGCTGGTTCAGGTATTAAAGCACGGTATGAAGAGACTGCCGCAGCCTTACGAGAGCAGGGAGGCACATCTTCATGGATGGATGGAATCAATCAGCTAGGTCGAGAAGCTACTAAAGGGTTTAAAGATACATTCCGTCCTGCTAAGAGAGCCTATGAAGACTTCACTGAGGGAGCTTCAGATTTATACGAGTCAGCTAAAGATAAAGCGAGTGAGTTATTTGGTGGAGTTGAACAACAGTCATCAGGAGGGTTTGACGAAATTAGCCCTACTCGGTTCGCTGGTCACATAGCCTATGAGAATGGCATGACCTTAGATGAACTACAATCTTTAAATCCAGAAGTAGAGATTACTCGTGGATCAATGGGACGCGCTCTACAGTCAGGACAGAAGCTACGTGTTGGTAACAGTTGGTACGAGAATCTAGCATAAATGACTGATCTTAAAGTTGAGTTACTTGAATGGCAACAAGAAGTCTTCAATGATCCTGTTCGATTCAAAGTAGTTGCAGCAGGTAGACGTTGTGGTAAGAGTAGGTTGGCAGCGTGGGCCTTGATCATAGAGGGCTTACAGGCAACTAAGGGACATGTGTTTTATGTTGCCCCTACTCAGGGTCAGGCTCGTGATATTATGTGGGAGACTCTTATGGAGTTAGGGCACAGTGTTATCAAGAGCAGTCACATAAACAACTTACAGATTAAGCTAGTCAACGGTACTACGATTGCACTTAAGGGTGCTGACAGACCAGAGACTATGCGTGGTGTTAGCTTGAAGTTTCTCGTTATGGACGAGTATGCTGACATGAAGCCAGAGGTGTGGGAACAAATACTACGACCAGCACTAGCTGACCAAAAAGGTGGTGCTATATTCATAGGGACTCCTATGGGTCGTAACCATTTTTATGATTTATACCGCCACGGGCAAGGAGATGATCCTACTTTTAAGAGTTGGCACTTTACGTCTTATGATAATAACTTACTAGACCCCGAAGAGATCGAAGCAGCTAAAGGTAGCATGTCTTCTTTTGCATTTCGTCAGGAATTTCTGGCATCCTTTGAGGCAGCAGGGGGCGCAATATTCAAAGAAGATTGGATTGCGTTTGATAGTGAAGAACCTGATGAAGGTGACTACTATATCTCTGTTGACCTCGCAGGTTTTGCTGATATTGAGAAAGCTACTACGTCTAAGCAGAAGAAATTGGATACAACGTCCATATCTGTTGTCAAAGCTGGGCCTGATGGTTGGTGGGTTGATAATATTATCTACGGTCGTTGGGATGTTAAGAAGACTGCTGATAAAATCTTCCAAGCTGTACGTGATTACCAGCCTATTGCTGTTGGTGTAGAGAAAGGAGCATTAAAGAATGCAGTCCACCCCTACCTAATAGACAGAATGAAGCAAGAGCAGTTCTTTTTTAGAGTAGAAGAGTTGACTCATGGTAATAAACGGAAGACTGATCGTATTATATGGGCCTTACAAGGCAGATTTGAGCATGGTCAGATAACCTTAAACGAAGGTAAGTGGAATACAGAGTTCTTAGACCAGCTATTCCAGTTCCCTAATCACTTAGTACACGATGATTTAATAGATTCGTTAGCATATATTGATCAGTTAGCTAAGATCAGCTACGCCTATGACTACGAAGAAGATGAATATGAATTTATGGATGCTATCGCAGGATATTAATTATGTCAGATGAAAACGAAGTATTACTTGAAGAGTCAGCCGAAGAGTGGATCATGTCGAAGTGTGATGCGTGGCGTGATCACTTTGAGTCTAACTATGAGCAACGCTTTGATGAGTACAATCGCCTATGGCGTGGTATATGGGCAGGTGAAGACTCTTTACGGAAGAGTGAACGCTCCCGTTTAATCAGTCCAGCCCTACAGCAAGCTGTTGAAAGCAGTGTAGCTGAAGTGGAAGAGGCTACATTTGGTCGTGGACAGTTCTTTGACATCCGCGATGATGTAGATGATCAAGAACGTGGTGATGTTGAGTATCTTCGTAAGCAATTAACAGAAGAGTATTCACTTAACAAGACTCGTCAGGCTATCTCTGAGTGCATTGTAAACTCTGCTGTGTTCGGCACAGGCATTGGTGAGATTGTTGTACAAGAAAAGACACGCAGAGTCCCTACTACACAGCCAGCTATGGATGGACAAGTAGCTACCTTTGGCGTTATAGAGACTAAAGAAGTCTCTTGCACTATACGCCCTGTGTTACCTCAAAACTTCCTAATAGACCCAGTAGCTTCCTCTATTGAAGAGGCATTAGGTGTAGCAATTGATGAGTATGTTCCTTTACACCAAGTAGAGCAGTTAATTGAAGAGGGTGTATATGAGGATGTGGACATAGCTGCTAGCAGTACTCATTCATTCTTAGAAGCACAAGATGATATTGAAGATTATGACGAAGATCGTGTACGTTTAACTAAGTATTATGGACTCGTCCCTCGATCAATGTTAGAAGCCTACCTGTATAATGAGGATGAAGAAGAGATTTCTTTGTCTGAAACAATGACAGAGAATGGTTCCTTGTATGTTGAGGTAGTTGCAGTCATAGCTAATGGTTCAAACATCCTTAAGCTAGAAGAAAATCCTTATATGATGCAGGATCGTCCTGTTGTTGCATTCCCTTGGGATGTAGTACCTAGTCGCTTCTGGGGTCGAGGTGTTTGTGAGAAAGGTTACAATAGTCAGAAAGCATTAGACACAGAACTACGCGCTCGTATAGATGCATTAGCTCTTACAGTTCATCCGATGATGGCTATGGACGCTTCTAGGATGCCTCGTGGGGCTAAGATGGAAGTAAGGCCAGGAAAAACTATTCTCACGAATGGTAATCCTAATGAAATTCTACAGCCTATGCACTTTGGTAACGTAGATAATATTACCTTTAGCCAAGCTGATCACCTTCAGCGTATGGTGCAGAATGCTACTGGTGCTGTAGACAGTGTTGGTATGGCTGGTGTAGTTAATGGACAAGCTGCTGCTGGTGCAGTGTCTATGGGCCTAGGTGCTATCATCAAGCGTCACAAGCGTACCTTGATTAACTTCCAAGAGTGTTTCCTCATTCCGTTTGTACAGCAGAGTGCGTGGCGTTACATGCAGTATCACCCTGACAAGTTCCCAACAGGTGACTTTAAGTTTGTTCCTTCTAGTTCTCTAGGTGTTATTGCCCGTGAGTATGAGGTTTCTCAGCTAGTACAACTACTACAAACAATGTCTCCTGATACACCAATGTATCCTGAGTTGGTTAAGTCTGTTGTTGATAACATGAATCTTGCTAATCGTGAGACTCTAATCTCTAAGTTATCCGAAGCTAGTACACCAGATCCAATGGTGCAGATGGCACAAGAGATTGAAATTAAACAGAAGCAGGCATACATTGCTACGTTAGAAGCACAGGCTTTAGAGTCACAAGCTAGGGCAGCTAAGGTACAACTAGAGACTGAGCTACTTCCAATGGAAGCTGAGACTGATCGTTTGAAAGTTCTTACTACTAATATTAATGATGGTGACGCAGATGAGAAAGAGTTTCTCCAACGTGCCAAGGTAGCAGAGTTAGTCTTAAAAGAACGAGAGATCGAAAGTAAGGAAGCAATTGTCAATAGACAGATGAAAGATAATTAAAATAACTCTTGACTTATCCTACTTTGTATGATATAGTCCAAACACTATTAAGCGTCCTACCATAGGAAAAACGCCATGTCAACAGAAACAAATCCAGAACTAGAAAGATATTATGAATCATTGATTGATATATTCCAACTAGAAGGCTGGAAGTATTTACTTGAAGACTTCACAGACTCGGAGGAATCTCTCCGTGATCTAGTCACTTGTAAGACTGAAAAAGAATTACACTACCGCCAAGGGCAATTAGACATTATTGGAAAGCTGTTAAGGTTTGAAGATAATATTAAAAACTCTTATGAGGATTTCGTAAATGATTCGCGTTTATGATTTCACATGTAGTGAATGTAGTCACACTGAAGAGAAGTTCATGCATTCCGATAGTCGGGAAAGTGTATGCTCCAAGTGTGACAGTCTATCTAATCGACAACTAGCTGCACCTATTAGTAAGTTAGATCCCTTCTCAGGAGACTTTGCAGGGGCTACAATCAAATGGGCAAAGCAACGCCAAAAACAGATTGAGATAGAACGTAGTACCTCATGAGTCTTCTTACTGAAGTAACCTCATTAAATATAATTCCATAATACTATAAAGTACGGAGCAACAAATGGCAGAATTTTTAGATGGCAACCAAGATCCTCAATTAGATGATGGTGACGAGTACCAATCCCTAACGGAATCAATCGAATCAGCTTCTGCACCTGTAGAACAAACTGATGATAATGATGAAATTCCTGATAAGTATAGGGGTAAGTCTGCTGCTGAGTTAGTTCGGATGCACCAAGAAGCCGAGAAAATGGCAGGTCGTCAGGGTAACGAAGTAGGTGAATTGAGAAAGCTGGTAGATGATTATATTGTAAATAAGTCAGCCACTAAAGAAACCGTAGAGGAATCATATAGTGATTTAGATTTTTTAGAAAATCCTAATGCTACCTTTGATAAGAAATTAGCAAACCATCCAGCACTAAAGGCAGCACAAGAAGCTACCCAAAAGCTAGCACGAATGGAAGCCCGTGACAAGATCTTTGCAACCCATCCAGATGCGATGGATATAGTAAATGATACTGGATTCCAAGAGTGGGTTGGTAAGTCTCAGGCTCGGACTACTAAGTTACAGAAAGCAGATGCAGAGTTTAACTTTGATGCTGCTGATGATCTGTTTACTACGTGGAAAGAACAACAGGAATTAATTGCACAATCTAAGACTGCTGCTGAAGGAGATCGTAAGCGTTCTCTTAAGAGTGGTAGTAATGGAGCAGCAAGAGGATCTGGTGAGACTACTAAGAAGTTCCTCAAACGGACAGAATTACTACATATGATGCAACACGAACCTGAACGATACCTTGCTAACAATGATATTATCATGAAAGCATATGAAGAAGGTAGAGTTCGATAACTTTATACTTTAGGAAATATATATAATGGCTACTTCAGTCTATCCCGCAATGGGCGGTAACACCAACAACACAACTGCTGCTAACTTTATCCCTGAGATTTGGAGTGATGAAATCATCGCTGCTTATAAGAAGGAATTGGTTATTGCAAACTTAGTAACCAAGATGCCAATGACAGGTAAGAAAGGTGATACGATCCATATCCCTAAGCCTACCCGTGGTGCAGCTACTGCTAAGACTGCTAATACAGCGGTTACAATCCAGAATGAGACTGCGACTAAGTTGACTCTATCTGTAGACAAGCACTTTGAATACTCTCGCATGATCGAAGATATTACTGACATTCAAGCTCAGGCTTCTATGCGTAAGTTCTACACTGGTGATGCTGGTTATGCTTTAGCTAAGAAAGTTGAAGACGATCTATTCTTGTTAGGTAAGTCTGCTAATGGCGGTAATGGTTCTAGCTGGGCTAAGGCTCAGAAAATCGCTGCTAATGGTGATTTGACAGACTATGCTGGTTCTGGTGCTTTAGCCTTTAACGATGCTGGTTTCCGTAACTTAATTCAGATGTTAGATGATGCAGATGTACCAATGGACGGACGTTCTTTAGTTCTTCCACCTTCTGCTCGTAACTCTATCATGGGTATAACGCGTTATACCTCTTCTGATTTTGTTACTGGTAACACTGTCGTTAATGGTAAGATTGGCAACTTGTATGGTATCGATGTTTATATTAGTAACAACTGTCCAGTTGATAGTTCTGCTAAGATCGGTATGCTTATGCACAAGGATGCTTTTGTCCTTCTTGAGCAAATGGCTGTTCGTTCACAGACTCAGTACAAGCAAGAGTTCTTGGCTGATCTATTCACCAGCGATACCATCTATGGTACTGGTGTGTTGCGTGATACTTCAGCAGTCGCTATTGCTCTCCTTGGGTAATACTATGGCTTCTTAGCCATCACATAGGGACTACTTAGTACACTCTAGGTAGTCCCTTTCTTTTATTAAAGGAAAGATC